TCCAGGCTCAATCGCGGCTGCTGCTTTCTCAAGGACGTGCCAGGGCTCCTCCACCGAGTCTAGATAGTTCCCCAAGAAGATCGCGTTTGGCTTGGGGAGGTGGGTCGGGAAGCCAGTGGCCTGGACGGTCCTGACCCGTGACTCCAGCTGGAGCTTGTCCCCTGCCGCTGTGAGGGCGGCGCTCTTGAGTGCTTGGCTGTCCTCGTCCAAGCAGTAGACCAACGTGTCATTCGTGGCTTGGGCGTAGGTCAGGCCGAAGGGGGTGAACCCGCAGGCGTAGTCCCAGAGCACGTTCGGCTTGACGCCCATCGCAGCCATGAACTGGAGGGTGTCCTTGAATCTCGGGAGCGACTTGTGGAAGTCCGCGATGACCTCCTTGGCGTTGGTCCTGGCCCTACCCCCGCCTGAAGCCTCAACGATCTTGTCGTCTAGCCAGGAAGCATGGTCGAGGGGATCTAGGACGGCTCGGGCTAGGGACAAGTCCCCGTTGTGGACGAGTTCCTTGACGACGGCTTCTCGGTTCTCTTGGAACCTAGCCTCCATATGCCCGTTGAACTTCGTCTCCCAAGACTTGGCGACTGCCGCCCAGGTGTAGCCCCGCTCCTTGACGAACTGGACCCCAGCCGCCCCCATCTTCTCGCGGAGAGGTTTGTCCCTCAGCATCATCAAGGTCTTGCGCGTGAACTTGGCCGCGTAGCCGTCGTCTCCGGGGAGCCCTGAGATCAGCCAGCCACCGACCCCGTTCTCCACCGTCTCGCTCAAGGCGAAGGCGTCCGTGGAGATGATCGGGGTTCCGCAGGCTTGGGCTTCCATCGCTGTGATGCAGGAAATTTCTCCGAAGTTGGTTGGGTAGAGGAGAAGTTCCGCTGAGCACATCTCCTCGTAGAGCCGCTCCTTGGTCAGATGTCCAGCGTTGATGATGTTCTGCGGATACTTCTTCGCCTGCTGCTCGCAGATCGCGTGGGCCTGAGTCACGCTGTCGGGGACCTGCATGTTCCCCAGGCTGTAGTTGCAGTAGTGGAGCTTGAGCGCGGGGAACTCCTTTAGAAGTTCCGGGAAGATCATGGTCGTGAGGTAGTGGAGTCCTCGCTCTGGGCGGCTGGTGAAGATCACCTTGCCTGGGACCTTGGGCGTCCTCTCTCGAATCGCGTCGATCATCTCGATGTCGATCCCGTTAGAAGACTTCCAGATGATCTTCTTCATCCAGGGAACTTTGGACTGCTCAGGGTTCCCGTCCGGCTCCTCCGTGTAGTTCGCGATGTGGTAATCGCTGAGCAGGATCGCGAGATCGGTCTGCCAGATTTGAGTCATCAGCCTGGCTTGGTCTTGGATCAGATCGTGGAGCCAGAGCACTCGGAGACCCGCCATGATCGGCATGGTCAAGAACTCAGGCCAGCGGCTCGCAACCAGCACGTCCCAGCGAGTAACCGAGTTGACCTTCTGGAAGTCGTTGACCCCGTAGTAGTCCACCCCGTCGTAGGTACCTGGGGCGTCACAGGAGCAGAAGACGGCGACTCGGTGGCCGAGCTTGGCGAACTCCCTCGCCATGCAGATCACGGCTGTCTCTGAGCCGCCGAGCCCCTTGTGCTTGATCGTGTCCCCGTTGAACTCTAGGCCCAACGTGACAAAGCCAATAACCATCTTACCCATATATATTCCCTGCGAGTGTTTCGCTCAGGTGTCTAGTCCAACTTTACCCGAACTCGTCGCTGCTCTAAAGCCGCAGTCAGCACTTCTATCGAGAAGTTGAAGTACTGGCGTGCCCGGTAGTTGGAGACACGCTCGAAGTATTTACCCCCAGCCCCGCCCTCTGGGGTTCCCGGTTGGGCAAGGGTGATCTTGCCCTTCCTGAAGGTGGCCCCTGGAGCGTCGTCGTGTTTCTCGTGGACCTTGTGGGCGTAGGGCAGGCTTGCTTCGATCACCATGAGGGCAGGGAAGTATTTGCCTGGGATGACGTGATGCTTGATCGACTTCCTGAGCGGCGTGAACTCGATGGGCGTGTTTAGGATCGCGTTCTTCTTGAAGTTGAGCCCAATGTCTCTGAGGGTCCTGAGAAGCGCCTTGTTGAAGTCTTCCTGAGTCCTTGCGATTGACCGTCCCTTGACCGTGAGGGTGATCTTTACTGGATTCGCCACTAGACCTCCCCTGCCTTCTTCGCTGCCCAGAAACCTCTGACCATCGTGTTGAAGTCGTTCCCTGGGCCGATCAGGAATCTCTCCTCAACGTTACCCAACTCCCTCAGTTGATCCGCTGAGAATCCGGCTGGGTTGAAGGCGTGCATCGTGTGGTGGCAGTGGGGGTGGAAGGGTGCCCCTTGATTCGGGATCTGGTTTAGGGCTGGGAAGCCTGGAGTTGTCCCTGAGATCGAGAACACTCGGCCCCTGTAGATATCGCACCAGTCGCCTATTGTTGAAGGATTGTTTGAGATTTGAACTAGGTCCAGTCCAGCCTCTAATGCCCTGGCGATTTCGGTAAGGCTCTCTGCCTGGAGCTTGGCATTGGTGGCAATCAGGTTGGCGTAGTAGTCCAGCGGGAAGGTGTAGGTTCTCCCGTCTTTACCGATCACTTGAACAGGAGTCTTTCGGAAGTCCTTGGCTAGTTTCCTGCGGATCTTCCGGTCTAGCTCGTCCCTACCAAGCGTAGGGTCTCCAGCCCTGATTCCTGTTGCAAGCTGAGCGAACTCTTGCTCCAGCCCCAATGCCCGAAAGACACGACCGAGATGGAGTTCCAATATGCCCCGAGCCTTTTGGAAGTGCCCGATAGCGTCTCGTAGCACTCGCTCTCGAACCTGGGGAGGAACCCCTGGGGAGAACACCGTTCCTGGGCTGATAGCCTGAAGATTTCTAATCGCACGAGCATCCGCCAGTTCTAGGTAGGCCACTAGGTTCTTGTTCGCCCAGGCTTCCGAGCGATTGGACAGGAGCAGGAGCAGGAGCAAGAGCGCGTTGTACTCCGCGAACTTCTTGTTCAAGTCGTCTTCGTCTACTAGGTCGTCAAACCCGTCTGCGAGTTCGATGCCCGCTCTGCGGTAGAGATCGACTAGTTCCTGAATCCTGGGGTCGTCAGGATTGGGGATTTCAAAAGGCATCCCGCTAAGAGTCCAGTTCCAAGTCTAATTCGCACTGGAAGAACCGCTCAGCCCTGCGCCAATGATTGAAGTCAATTATCTTGCTGATCCTGGCGTCGTTTAGCACTACCACGCCGAACCTATCCGTGACCTGAGAAATGTGGTCGTTCGTTTTGGTCGTAGCTCGGAGGGTGTAGGGAAGCAAGAGTTGGTGGCGGATCTCGTTGGTGATCGCTGGGTTGGTCTGGTTCTGTCTGTCTCCCTCGACGTAGACCAAGCAAGCCGTGGACTGAACTGACGAGATTGTTGAGATGTCTCCGAACTTAGTCCTAGAGACACTCCTCAACTGCCCTGATTGCGTCAGGTAGGTCTGGTTGCGGATCAGCCCGCTCACTTGCGATAGATCCTACGGCTGGTCATCCACTCCTGAAGGAGCGCGAAGGCGTCTGGGTCGATCCTAGAGCGGTTGGAAGAGGTTGCGTTCGCCTTGCCGTATTGGACCGACTCTCGGATAGGCCCTACTGCTTCGGACCATCCGGTGACCCCTGAAGCAATCCTTGCTGCGTGAGGATCCGTGCCTCCGTCGTTGGCGATCTTGTTTGCCTGGATCGCTGTGGCCTGTTGGACGTTGGTTAGCATTCGGAACTGAGTTACGTCCGTCGTGATCGTGGCGCTATCCGTGCGGTTCCAGGGGAAGGTGGAGCGAAACTCCCTGGGAAACTTGAGGAGTTGCTGCGTGTTGTAGCGGTGCCCTGTATAGGTGAAGGAGTCGATCACCCGAGTCGCCATTTGAAGGGCGGCTTGCTTCTGCCCGTTGCTTAGCGCATTCCACGCATCAAAGGAGAAAGTTGCGCTACGAATGAACGAGTTAGCCTGGGTTACATCGATATACGAGTTGCTCTCTGGACCACCATAGCTGCTGATTAGGGTCATGGGTCAGCCTACAGGCAGAGGTTGCCGAAGACCTCGAACGTCTTCGTGTTGCTGTGGAACAGTTGGGGAGGGCTGGCTGCGCCGAAGTAGATTTTGCCCTGCCACTCCCAATCGCCTGCCGTGTCGAGGAACTGAGACGAGGTGACCGTGTACTGCATCAGCCCGTCCGTCCCGACGTTGGTGAACGTGGCTACGACGCTGACAGTCGTGTTGGCCGCTGTCAGGAAGCAGATCGTCAGGCTGGTAGCCGTGCTGATATCTACAGGTGTTCCGCAGTCGGTGACCAGTTGTCGGAAGACCGTTCCGATATCCGCAACGTGGATCTCGTTGTCTGGGCACTCGCTCATCGCTCAAACTCCTGAGACTGCCGGGTCTGAACATTGAAGGTCTCTAGGTAGACCCTGTTCAGCACTACTTCTTCAGCTGTGACCTGGGTCACTACCACTTGGGATTCGGTGGCCCTCACCACAGCTACGGTCTCCAAGAGCACTTCCATGATAGCCGTGTCCTCCCGAAGAATCCTCGCTATCCGGCAGTCTACCTCAAGGCTTCGGGCAATAGCGAACGTATCCTCTACCACCTCTGGCTGGGGCTGTAGAAGCGTAGGTGCCCATAGGTGTCCGAAGATACCTAGTAGGGTGAGAATGTCTCCGAAGCCTGCCTGGGGCATTAGACAGTATCAACTTCAACGATCGGGTCTGCGCTTGCGTTCGTTGTGAGGTTCTGGCTCCAGGCAAGGGTGGAGTCGTCTGTCTCGTAGACCTCTAGAACGATCCCGTTCACCCTGACTCGGTTGGTGTGCTTCTGGAGCATCCCGGCCAAGCTCCGCTCGGTGGTGATGCTGGGCTCGGCGGCTGCCAAGGATCGGATCAAGGTGGCGAGGGGAACATCGTGAACGCTCTCTCGTATCTGGATCATATCGAGGGCTGAGCCGTTGTAGGTCCCCGAGATAAGGAACTCCAGAATCAGGACGTGGGTCGCGGCTGGGAGGTTGGTCATAGCAGCCATGCTGAGACCTCCTGAGAGCGCGTAGAAGCCGCTCCCAAGGTCTACCAAGCTCGCGTTCTGGGTCGTCCAGCCAGCCGCCTTGAACGTGCTGTCAGCGAAGTCCAGGTAAGACGTGGTTGTATCCCCGTCTCGGATCCTGACCGTGACCGTGAGCCCTGTGGTACCGGTGTTGATGACGAACGTGATCGGGACGTTGGTGTCCGTCCGCTCTGCTTGGGTGGGGAAGCTCATACTGACCTTGGTCCTTGGGGCCAGAGGAGAGCGCCCGCACAGAATCCAATACCTAGAAAGGCTGTGTTCATGTATTGCAGGGGCGGGAGGATAGGAGAAAGAGCAAGGACCAACGGCAACGTGAGGAGCCAGGTCTTGAACCTGCTTGGTCTTCCCTCGTCCCTCTCCTTGTTGACGAACCAGTGCCCCATGATTCCTCCAAGCCCGTAGGGGATCACGTAGAGCCGGTGGCTCCAGTCCCTAATGATCTCGCTGATCGTGTCGTCGGGGACCTCGTTGGTCGCCACATAAATATCCCAGACGAGCCAGACGAGAAGGGGAATTAGGATCACCGCGACCGTCAGCCTTCTAAGCCTTGTCGCCTTCGTCTCGGTCTCGTTCATGGGTTACCTCGAATCGACAACAGCCTCGACTGCCGCAACTGCTGCGACGAGGTCGTGGTAGTTCGGTGCTACGTCAGGCTGCCCAACGTCGTTGGTGATCGCACGCACCTGGCTCTTGATCGCGTTGCCGCCTCCATAGGCGGTCAGCGCCTGAAGCTCAGCGGCGTTGTAGAAGGCGACGAACTCGGTCGTCGTCGCGATCGACACCTCGTCCATGTTGTCCTGCGTTGAGATCACCATAGGCAGCAGCCCGGCCAGGATCCCTCTCAGGTCGCGCGCGTTGAGCACGAGAAGGTTCCTCTGCATGGCAGAGGACTCGGAGAACAGCTTGCCGTCGTAGGTGAACCCCGCGCCGATCAGGGCGCCGGTCTTGGCGTCCACGAGGTTCATGCGCGCACGCTTGGCGTCGTCAAGGCCGGCTGTCCCCACGATCTCCAGCGTGGTCCGGTTGATCCCCCAAGGCAGGCCGTATGGCGGCTGTGGAACGCCCGTCGCCCAGCCGGTGTCGGCGCCAACGTAGTCAGCGGGGTTCTTTGGTGGCGCGCAGGTGTTGCAGTGATCGAGGACGGCTTCCGCAACCGTTGACGCCTCAACAAACGATTCGACCTGCGCGACGCCGACCCCGGTCTCTGAAATGGCAACAATCATGGCTTGTCCTTAGACGACGTATACGCTGACGGTAGTCTCGTCGGGGACCGTCCCCGAGAAAAACTCAA